AAAACGACCGAGCCCGTTCAGACGGTCGCTTCCGCAAAACGAAGCGTAAAACCAGGTCGCAAAACTGTGAAACTCACATCATCACAGGTAGCAATCGCTAAAAAATTAGGTGTGCCACTCGAAGAGTACGCAAAACAACTAAAAAACACGGGAGGAGCGTAATATGAAAAAAGAAGAAAAAACATCTCGTGCGAGCCAAACACGGTCACAATCTGAAAGACCAAAAGTGTGGGTTCCACCTTCATCTCTAGATGCACCCCCTGCGCCTGATGGATTCAGGTACAGATGGATAAGAGCCGAAACAGTAGGCTTTCAAGATACGAAAAACGTAGCTGGACGATTAAGAGAAGGCTATGAACTTGTTCGTGCCGAGGAAGTTGAAAATGCTGGTGACTATCCAGTTCTCGATGACGGGAAATATAAGGGAGTGATTGGGGTTGGAGGCCTTCTTCTTGCGAAGGTGCCGATCGAGATCGCGAAGCAAAGACAGGAACACATGACAAGACGTCATGAGGACCGAAGCAAAGCCGTAGAAAACGATCTTATGAAGGAGCAGGATCAGAGGATGCCAATCAATGTAGATAGGCAATCTCGTGTAACCTTCGGTGGTACAAAGAAATCCTAATAAGGAATTCTCGGGTTAATCCCTATCATCGATTAATGATAACAACATTGGAATAGGAGAACAAATACAATGGCAAATAGAAACACGCAAGGTTT